TAGAGATGGTAACTTTAACTCTCTAATTGCTGCAGCTAAAAACTATGATGCAATTAGACAATCTTTCAAAGGTGCTTATAAAGATCTTCAGGAAGAACAACAAAGTAAAGTAAGAGGTGGACAAGGACTAGCATATGACATGTAATGAGTGAAATTTATCAAGACATACCAACCTATGAAAACGGAAAATGGACAACTACAGATTTTGAATCTAGAGAGGAGTTCGCTAACTTTATTTTCAGTGTATTCAAAGAACCTGGAGAGTACAACTTCAACGAGACTACCAATAAAGTTTTCATATCTGAATCAACAAAATTCAAAACAGATAGAGTATATTGTACAGCTCCCTTTAAATCAAAAGACTACATAAACTATTGGGATGACCAAAAGAAAAAATGCCGTAAAGGTATAATAGTTAAAGATGGTGATTTAACCTGGTTTGTATGTAGGGAATACTACATGTGGTTAAACTTTCTACCAATCTTTGATAAGGAAGAACAGAACTTTGGTTTTGCTAAAATCAGAGATGCACAGTATCATTTGGCACTCTATGAACTTCTTGCAGAACTTAAATATAAACATGCAGCAATATTAAAGAAACGTCAGATAGCATCTTCTTATTACCATATGGGTAAGTTTATAAATCAGCAATGGTTTGAAGCAGGGGTTACTCTTAAGATGGGAGCAAGTCTTAAAGATTATATCAACGAGAAAGGATCCTGGAAATTCTTACAAGAATATGCAGCATTCTTAAATGAACATACTGCATGGTATAGACCTATGTCACCAGACAAGGTTATGATGTGGCAACAGAAGATAGAAGTTAGAAAAGGAGACAGAAAGAATGAAGTAGGTCTTAAAGGTACCATACAAGGTATGTCATTTGAGAAAGATCCAACAAATGGTGTAGGGGGTCCTGTTAAGTACTTCTTTCATGAGGAGGCTGGGATTGCTCCTAAGATGGATCAGACATATGAGTACATGAGACCAGCAATGAGATCCGGACTTATTACTACAGGAATGTTTATAGCTGCAGGATCTGTGGGTGACTTATCTCAATGTAATCCATTGAAAGATATGATCTTAAATCCCTTATCTAAAGATATATATGCAGTGCAAACTAATCTTATAGATGAAAAAGGTACAGAAGGTATGTCAGGATTATTTATTCCTGAACAATGGTCTATGCCTCCATACATAGATGATTATGGTAATTCACTTGTAGAAGAAGCAACAGAAGCATTGGAGAAACAATTTAAACAATGGAAAGATGAACTTTCTCCAGAAGATTACCAGCTCCGTATATCTCAGCATCCTAGAAATATTAAAGAAGCATTTGCATACAGAACTGTATCTGTATTCCCTCCACATCTTCTTGCTGCACAAGAAAGAAGAATAGAAGACAAAGAATATGGTTATGAATATCTAGATATATCTACTGATGTAGATGGAAAACCAGTAGTTACTAAAAGTAATAAAAGGCCTATAATGGAATTTCCAATAAACAAAAAGACTGAAGATAAAACCGGATGTCTTGTTGTATGGGAAAGACCTGTAAGTGATCCTACATTTGGACAGTATTATGCTTCTATTGACCCCGTAGGTGAAGGTAAAACTACAACATCAGAATCACTATGTTCTATATATATAATGAAAGCTCCTGTACAAGTAACCAAAGTAACTGGTACAGAAACAGAAACATATATAGAACAAGGTAAAATAGTAGCAGCATGGTGTGGTAGATATGATGATATAACTAAAACTCATCATCAATTAGAATTAATAATTGAATGGTACAATGCATGGGCACTGGTAGAAAATAACATTTCTCTTTTTATACAGTATATGATTCAAAGAAGAAAACAAAAATATTTAGTACCTAAGAGTCAGATAGTTTTCTTAAAAGATTTAGGATCTAATAATAATGTCTTTCAGGAATATGGTTGGAAGAATACAGGTACATTATTTAAGGCACATCTTCTTAGTTATGCCATAGAATATTGTAAAGAAGAATTAGATCAAGAATTAAAACCAGATGGTACAGTTGTTAGAACAACCTATGGTATAGAAAGAATTCCTGACCCAATGTTAATTAAAGAAATGAGAGAATATGCAGATGGAGTCAATGTGGATAGACTTGTATCCTTTGCTGCTCTTGTATCATTTATGAGAATTCAAGAATCAAATAGAGGATATTCTAAAAGAACAATTATGGATGATGCAGCTAAAAACTTGCAAAAGTCAGAAAATTTGTTTAAATTAAATAAGAGTCCATTCAGACACATGGGTGGAAAAGGTATGACAAATACTATGAGTGGATTTAAGAAATCTGCATTTAAAAATATTAAATAAGAGTTATGCAAGTATATAACGCATTACAGGCAAAAAAAGGTGCTAAGACTGAACAAAATAGGTTAGGTAGTATAACTCAACCATTACAGTTTTTACCTAAAAAAGACAAAACAGAAGAATGGGCTGCATGGAATCTTGACTGGTTAGAGTGGCAAGGATTAAAACAAATCCGTAGAAATGCTAGAAGATTAATGAAAAATTATAAACTAGCAAAAGGTGTAATAGATAGATCAGATTATATAATTGAAGAAGATAATGAATACAGAGAAGTTGTAGAAATTTTAACTAAAGAAGATGTATCTGCACTTGAATTAAAATTTTATCCTATTATTCCTAATGTAGTTAATGTTCTAGTAGCTGAATTTGCAAAAAGATCTACTAAACTTACTTACCGTGCTATTGATGATTTCTCATATAATGAGATGATGGAGCAAAAAAGAGGTATGGTAGAACAAACATTAATGGCAGATGCTGCAACTAAAATGTTAGCAGCTATGTTAGAACAAGGTTTGGATCCAAATTCTGAAGAAGCAAAACAACAATTACAACCTGAGAATTTAAAATCATTACCTGAAATAGAGCAGTTCTTTAAGAAGGATTACAGGTCTATGGTAGAACAATGGGCTGAACATCAACATAAAGTAGATGTAGAAAGATTTAGAATTGATGAACTTGAAGAGAGAGGATTCCGTGACATGTTGATTACTGATAGGGAGTTCTGGCATTTTAAGATGATGGAAGATGATTATGAAGTAGAGTTATGGAACCCAGTTCTTACATTTTATCATAAATCTCCAGACATCAGATATACATCTCAAGGAAACTGGGTAGGTAAAACTGATATGTTTACTGTGTCAGATGTTATAGATAAGTTTGGACATGTCTTAACTGAAGAACAACATGAAGCATTAGAATCAGTTTATCCTATTAGATCTGCTGGTTATACAATTGGTGGTATGCAAAATGATGGTGCATTCTATGATGGAACAAAATCTCATGAGTGGAATACTAATATGCCGTCACTTGGATATAGACAGTATACATCATTTATGGCAGGAAATGTACTGGATGGATCTGACATAATAACTCAAATTATTTCTGAAGGGGAAGATTATTATGATCAAGGTACTGCATATCTATTAAGGGTAACTACATGTTATTGGAAATCACAACGTAAAGTAGGACACTTAACTAAGATTACAGAAGAAGGAGAAGTAACAAATGATATAGTTACTGAAGACTATCAAATTACAGATAAACCAATTTATGATACTAGACTCTTTAAAAATAAGAATAAAGATAACTTGTTATTTGGAGAACATATAGATTGGATATGGATTAATGAAACATGGGGTGGAGTAAAAATAGGACCTAATATTCCTTCATTTTGGGGTATGAATAATCCTGGTGGATTTTCTCCAATATATTTAGGAATTGACAGAAATCATATTAGTCCACTTAAGTTTCAATTTAAAGGAGAAAATACATTGTATGGATGTAGACTTCCTGTAGAAGGTTCTGTCTTCTCAGATAGAAATACAAAGTCTACAGCTTTAATTGACTTAATGAAACCATACCAGATTGGATATAACATTGTCAATAATCAGATAGCAGATATACTAGTAGATGAGTTAGGTACAATTATTATGCTTGATCAGAATTCATTACCTAGACACTCATTAGGAGAAGACTGGGGGAAAGGTAACTTGGCCAAAGCATATGTTGCAATGAAGAACTTTCAGATGTTACCATTGGATACTTCTATTACAAACACTGAAAATGCATTAAACTTTAATCACTTCCAGAAACTTGATCTATCTCAGACAGAGAGATTAATGTCTAGGATACAGTTGGCTAACTACTTCAAACAACAAGCATATGAAGTAATAGGTGTTAACCCTCAAAGAATGGGTCAACAGTTATCTCAACAAACTGCTACCGGAGTAGAACAAGCTGT